TATCTTGTTTTAGCTGAACTATTTTTTACCTCTGCAACAAACTGAGTACCACTTCTTCTTGCAGCACTACCATGTGGAAACACTACAAAGTTTTCTAATGTTTTTAATCCTGTAGGATATTTACCTAAATCATTACGACCATCAAGTCTTGGTGATAGTTCACCACCTGTGAAGTTTGTTAATTGAACAGCTACTCTAGCCATTACTAGAACCTCGAGTTTATAAATGTATCTGCACCAATAACATCTGCCATTCCTTTATCTGGAGATAAGTTTTGACCTTCTGTTGAATCTACAAATCTAGCTTCTTTTAGTTTACTTTGAAATAGATTGAACATATTTGTAGCAGTTGGATTAGAAGATGTTACTGCATAAGCAATATCAGCAGCAAGTGAAGCTGATAAAGTTTCTCTTAATAATTCATCATATTGATTAGGATCTTCTTCTCTTGAAATGTAAAGTATTTTCATGGTAGAATTATCAGTTAAAATTTTTCTACCTTCTATTTTATAATCTGCATCATAATCAAGTATTGTTAAAACTCTTAAACAATCTGAAGGTAACGTATATTGTTTTGTAAATCCCCATGCAGGAGTATCTGTGTCTGCAGCAAGTTGAACTCTTTTTTGTAAACAGTTCCATGGATGAGATCTAAATACACTATCTCTTACTTGTGTGTATCTAGCATTGCAAAGTCTTGCGTTCTTAGAATCTTCTGTCAAAGTTAAGATTGTGGATGCACCAAGTTGATTTAATGCTCCATTACAAATGTCTACTACTGATGCCATATTACTTCCTTATAATATATTTTCGCCTTATCTGTCTATCTTTTTCTAAGGCATGGATTTCTTCTTCCATTCGTTGTTCTTTTACATCAAATCCATAGTGATATTTAGGACCATACTTAAAACGATCAACAAGAACATAACGATATACATAGTTCCCTTTTTTAAAATGTAAAATTGTTTTTAAATCTTTTATTTGTTTCATTGGCATTCTAGGGGAGTTCCACTCTCGCTTTCCTCCCCTAAAATTCTATTAGTTTACAATATATGTAATGTTCCAAGACATAGTTCCAGCAGTTCCACCTGCAGCAGACATAGTCGCTGCAATGTAGTAGTAACCACCTGGATCTGTACTGTCTCCAGCTAATTCATACATTTTTTGACCAGCAGTGTCGATGTTAGCAGCTTCGAATCTAACGTCTGCCATAGCAGCACCATCGGCTACTAGAGTTGCAAAAACATCTTCATCTTTAACTGTACCATCAGTTTTGTAGATACCAACATTGAATGTGCATGATCCACCTAAACTATCTGAACCAATGAATAAACTTGGAACAGCAGCATTTGATGGGATCGGTGCTAACATAACAATATCGTTATCATCACTATCACCTGCGGCTAATTCAACTGTTCCATGAGCAGTTCTTAGAACGCCATGAAGTTCAGCTGAGTTGTTAGCAACTTGAGGAGTAGCCTCAAAGTTTGCTACTAGATCTGTATTTTTAGTACCCATAACTTTTTACTCCTTATATTACGATTCAGTTGCTTGTACTTCAACTACCTTATCTTCTTCCATTCTAGTTGCGCCAAAAGAAGCACAGTAGTAAACTTGAGTAGCATAACCTTTGTCAGCTCTCTCATCTATTCTAGCTGTAACATCTTTACCTACACCCAAAGCGATTCCGTCTTGTGCGTAAGCTATGCACGATCTAGTAGTTCCAGATAATGATAGTCTGTTTGATACAATAAAGTTAAAACCAAGAAACTGGTTAATTTCACCATTCGCCAACGCTTTTACAGTGTTGAAGTCAGATGAAGTAACTTCAGTTGTTCCTAACAAATCAGTGATTTGTTTTGGTCCAACGATGATGTGTCTTGGAATTGAAGGATCAACACTATTTAAATCAAGAGTTTCTTTTGCACTTCTTAATTTAGCAATAGTTAAACCAGCAGAACCATGTGCGATTGTGTTCGCATTAGCTGTGCTAGTTGATCCTGTTTCACCAGTGAACGCTGTTCCTAAAGCGGCACTAATGATTTCATCATCCATTGCTCTTCCCATTGCGTAAGCAGCAGCTTGAGCGTAAGACGATGTTGGGTCGATTAAAAGTCTAACTTTATCTTGTTCATCGATAAGATCAGCAAATTCATAGTCCACAAGAGATACTCTTCTTCTAGCGTGAGGAGTGTCTATTTGCGGAGTGTCTGAATGTCTGCTTGTTCTTTTCTGAGCTGTTACAGCTCCTACTTGATCAAAGAACGCATTCTTACCTACAACACTTTCAAGTCTAACTTTGTCTCTTAATAACGATCCCATTTGTTGAGATAGCATTTGAATGTTAGCAGAATACTGCTG